CTACCCCTTACTCAATCTTATTTTTAAATTAAAGTGGGGTATGAGAATGTTATTAAGGAAAAGAAACGAAAAATTAATATACAGTGTTCTTGCTAAAAACTTTGATTTAAAAAGGTATAAAATCAGAGACAACAAGAAGAACGGAATAGACCTTAGGTTTGTTGAAGAGTTTTATAATGAATTAGTAGATACAAATATACGCAAGTATGTTTTTATGTATAGTCCAATTGATAATAATATTATATCAGAAGGCTTTACAGCTATCTACTATTTATATTTACCAGAAGACAGAACTAAGATACAACCAATTATACAAGAAGAGATTATAGCAAATTGTAATATTGCTAATTTATTATATGAAAGAGATATTTTATTTACTAAAGAGGATAATAAATATATTATAAATTATTTGAAATTAGATAACGAAGATAATATTATAGAATCACAATTAGTTATAGACAAAAACTCTTATAAAACTTATCAAGAATTATATTTAGATACTATAGAAGAGTTAGATAGATTAAAGATTTGGACAGTGCCATCTTATAAAGAAATACTAGTTAATAAATTAAATAAAACCGAATATAGGGATAAGTATTTAATTAGTGTAGAAGTATTAAAGCAATTAGAATTAAACGTATCTAAACAAGCAGAATTACATTATCAACAAAAAGTAATAGATTGGACATTTGACAATAATCAAGTATTAGTAAATAAGGTTATTGATAGAGTGGTTAATGGAGGACCAGAAGTTTGTTAAAGGATATTGATATAGCATTTACAAATAAAGTAAAAAGTTGGTTTCCAAATACAATCTATTCACCAACAGATATTGTTTATAATGTGGCGTATGGGCATCTAGAAAGTAGTGAATTATCTTTAGCATTTCCATTAATTTCGATATATAGGCCTAGTGGTTTTCAAGTAGCAACTCATTTAAACTTTTTAGCAAGTAAACAAGGGCACATGTTAAAAACTGAAGATAAGTTTAATGGTATTAGATTTATTCCAATAAACTTAATTTATCAATTAGATTTCTATGCAAAAAGCATAGAAGAATTAAATACGCTTGTTGAGAATGTTTTATTTGCTTTTCAACTTGACCCGATGCTTTGTGTATACGAAGAATTAATTAAAGGTGAAGAAAAGTATAAAACCGTTTATGAAATTGATATAGTTGGAAATGTAGTAGAGAACAGCGAGTTTCAACAAGGGGATAGAATATTCCATTATGCAACAACATTTGAAATTAAGAACGCTTTGTTGTATAATGTTAAAACAAATATAAGTGAAATTAAACAAGTTTTAATGAACTTAGAGATAGAGTAATAGAGGTGATATATTTGAATAATCAAAAAATAAAGATATATAATAGACAGGCATATAACAACTCTATTAAACGACTAGAGAAATTAAATGCTCCTAGTTATATAATTGAAGCATACAAACAAGGACATGCTGATGTAGTAAACAATTATTACAAAAGGAGATTAGCAAATAGATTAGGTTTTATAAGTAGGCCTATCATAACAGAAGAGAAAGTAAAAGAAGCAAAAAAATCAAAAGTAAACTTTATAAATGAAGCAGCAAGAAAACAAGACAAAGAGTTTATTGACGAATTGTTTAGAATGTCTAATATGGATATTATGACTGGAAAAAGATTGCCACCAAACTCTGGTGAGCTAATTTTACAAGGCTCAATAGGCGATTCTGATTATGGAAAACACTTAAAAAGAAGGAAAAAATAAAGGTGATAGATAAATGAGTATACCAAACATTTTAATTCAAACAAATATACAAAGAGTAGCACCACTAGTGGGCGCAAAGTCTATTGCGTATGTAAGTATTAAAGATAATACCTTTAGTTCAAAGGCAAACGATATTAAGTTTTTAAAAGATATAATGGGCTTTGATGTAAAAGAAGTTGAGTTAGCCAATACTTTAATTGGGGATACAACAGAAGAAACTACTAGAAACATCATTTCTCTTATTGATTATGATGAAGTAGACATGATAGTAGTTGGTACAGAGATAAAAGCAGACTTAGCAAAAATAGACAAAGAATTAATTAATAATCTTATTAATTCAGTAAAAAACATAGAGATATTTTTCCAATCTCCTAAGTATATTTTTTCAGAGGCGTCTACAGACGTCCAAGCGCCTTTTACATTTTTAAATACGCCAGCAACAATACCAAACCCAGACTATGTTGAAGGTGCTCCGGCAACAATACCAAACCCAGAACACGACCCAGAAGACCCAGACTCTCCGGCAACAATACCAAACCCAGCATATCCAGAAACAATAGACAACCCAAATTATGTTATAAACGTTATACCAAAAGAATTATATAGAGTATCTATTTCTTATGGATACGCTGGAGTTCTTGGCGACGAGGCCAAATTAGTTTCTGCTGCGGCGATTTCAGCAGCAATTACTAAACAACATAAATTACAAGGTGTCCCACACGAAGCAGTTGCTGGAATTGGTGTAGCGCCTAATATACTAAGTCAACTAGTAATACCTGCTGCAGATAGATTAAAGAAAGTAGAAAAAGAAACATTACAGACTGCTGGATATAATGTTCTACATAATAAGAGAAATCATGGAACAATATTTGTTTCTCAATATTCATTATTAGGTAAAGTATCTGATTTTACTGGGTATGATGAGAAAGACCCTAGACATAAAAAGGGAGCTTCAACATTACACTTATATATTATAGAAAACTTATATAATATTGGTGAAAGAGCATATCATAAACCAAATAATAGAAAAACTTGGGACTTAATTGAATTAGCAGTAAAGAAAGAACTAGATAAACATGTTTCAAACTTAGCCATTAAACCAGATTATAGGGTTCTTGTTGGTTTAGGTAAAACGATGATAGAAGCAGACCTAGATGCAGGAAATGTAAAAGTAGATATTGCATATACACCAGTAGGTTATGTAGAAGCAATTACATTTACTATAAATATTAATTTGAATGAGGGCACAATTGTTGCTTAATATAGAGGTGAGATAAATGGCAGATGATTTTGTAAAAACAACAAACAGGCATTTTATAAGTAGTAATTATGAAATTAGGCGTGAGAATAATTTCATATTAACTATTGAAGGTCTTGGAAAAAACAATATTGATTTATTTGTTATGAAGGCATTCTTGCCAAAAGTAAGTATTAATGTTATAGACTTACGAAGAGGAAACGACTCATTAAAGTTTGCTGGCGCTGCTACATGGCAAGGTGGAACGCTTGAAATATTAGATACTACTGACAACGAGACATTTCAAGCAATCTATAATTGGTTCAAACAAGTATATGATTCTAAGAAAGGTGGCGTAATTGGCAAAGCAAGTGAATATAAGAAAACTGGCTATATTACAGAGTATATTGCTGATGGACAAGAAGGAAGAAGATGGAATCTTTCTGGTTTATGGATAAGCGATTTTGATTTTGGTACTTTGAACGCCGAGAGTGCAGATTTCAAAAGAGTTTCTCTTAAAATAGAGATTGACCCAACATATAACAAAGACTTAATAGAGTTTGATTAATAAAAAGTAAGAGTTGCAAGAGTTTAGTTTAATATAAATATATAAAACAATTTTCTCGCAACTCGGGAACTAGACGCGGCTCGCCTAGTTCCCGTATTTAATAAATAAAGGCATTTTTACTTAAACTAATATAAAACTATTAAAAAAGAATAAAACGTCTTAAAACTAAAGATTTGGTTATTTAAAACACATAATAGAAAGGAATGATAGCGTGGAAAAACCAAAATATATAATTACAGACACACACCTTAAATTAAATGAATTATTTAAACCGTTTGAGAGATACTTTAGGACAGTAAAAGACTATAATGACACTTTTATTAAAAATTGGAATAGTGTAGTGAGGGATACAGATATTGTAGTACACTTAGGAGATGTTGGAGATAGAGATGCAATAGAAGAAATATTTCCTAAATTAAAGGGTAGAAAATGGCTAGTATTAGGTAATCATGATAAATTACCTAAATCATTCTATGAAAAATACTTTGAACAAGTATTTCCAAAGAAAGTATCTATATCAAAAAGAATAGTATTATCACATATACCGACTAAAGTTGATGATGATGAAATAAATCTACATGGACATACTCATGAAATAATACTAAAAAGTAAAAATCACATAAATATGTGTCAAGAGATTCAAGGGTTTAAACCAATAAGTATTAAACGATTTGAAAGATTGTTGGGCGACATGCCTAAAATAAGCATAAAGTTTTTAGAAGAGTGGTATAAAGATATACAAATACCAACAATTCTTAGAGAAGATATAGTATTAAAAAAAGGCGGTACTATAGACGTAGAAATGACTAAAATATTTAGAGAATATAAGAAACAAATAGAAGAAATAGATAGTGAAGGAGAGTAAGATAAGATGATTAATATTAATAAAATTAAATTAGCATCAAATGGGCAGGTAGACGGTGTACCAGAAGAATTAACTATACGAGCATTGACCGGTAAAGAGTTAAGTATAATTTATTCGTCTTTAACAACTGCTAGTATAGATAAAGTTTTAGGTTCAATTATTGATGAGAAAGTAGACGTCTCAATATTACCAGATGAAGACAAGTTTCAGATTTTATTAGAGGCGCGTAAACTTACATTTGGCCCAGAGATTAAGCAACAACTTTTATGTCCGCATTGTGGTCAAGTACATGAACATATTATAAACATAGATGAGCTAGAGTTTAAATATTTACCTAAATCTTTTTCTATAACAGCTGCACAAATTAGTAATGGGGATACGATTGAATTACGTATACCAACAGCGGCTGTTTGGCAACAAATAGACAAAGTAAAAGAAAGATTAAATTATACTTTTGATTATGACTATTTATTTTTAATGGCTAGTAGAATTGCGAAGGTGAATAATAAAGGCCTTTCAATAACCGAGTTAATTAAATATCTTGAAAATCTACAAGGAAAGTATTTTACAGAGGTTAATGATTTAGTTAATTTTAGTTTTGGTTATAATAAAATATTTACGGTGGAGTGTACTAAACATAAAGGATACACATTCCAAGGGGGTTTAGGCATTAACGCCGACTTGTTTCGTTAGTTTAATTTATTTATATTATAGAGGTTTTGATAAATCATTAAACGAATTATCTGAAGAAGTATTAGATAGTTTATATATGCTAAGAAATAATGATTTAAAGAACTTATTAGATAGACAATTTGTGTTAACTTACTTAACAAGTTTAACTAAACAAGATGTTGAGAATATGACACCATCGGAATTGAATGAATGGTCTAATAGGTTAGAGGACATAAAGAGAAGAGAAGCAGAAGCAGTAAAACAAACATAGGTGATAATATATGGCAGAAAAGAAACCTAAAACAATACAAGAATTAAAGATAAACGATGACCGCCAAGTAAATAAACTCTTTGAGAAGTTTTTAACTATGATAGCAGCGGTAGAACGCGAGGCCGGCGTTTCTACACAAATAGATTTTAAAACATATATAGAAGAGTTAGATAAGTTAGACAGACGTCATACTGCATTTAAAGATAAAGTAGTTGGTATAAAGAAAGCAATACAGTCTTTAGCAAGAGAAGAAAAACTTACTACAGAACAGACGCTTGCCCTTTATCAAAAAGTTATTACCCTAAATAAAAGTAAGATTACACAACAACGTATATTTAAAGAACTAGAAAAAGAGATATTAGACCTAGAACAAGAAAGAAATACAACTTATGGTAAACAAGGTAAAGCATTAGACTCTCAAAAGAAAGCCTATAAAGAGATTGTTGGAATAGTAAAAGATTTATATAAATATTCTGAAGAAATATATAAAATTTCACACGAACTACAACTACAAGGAAACTTAACTTGGAAAGAGTATAGTAAGTATTATCACGAGACATTTGAATCTGCACGAGATATAAACACAGAATTAAGTAAGTCTATATTTAATTCTAAACAATTATTAAATATTCAAAAAGAGATGATAGGACAAGGTTGGAAAGGCCTGTCTGCTGCTAATATATCAAGTTTGTCTTCATCTATAGCGTTGATGCAAAAAACATTAGGCGCATTTCCAATCGAACTACAGACGGCATTTCAAAAATCTTATAGAATATTTGGCGACCAGACAAGTAGTTATATAGAAGACATGGGCGATAGGTTAAATACATTACAAACTACATTTGGTTCTTCTATTGCTATGATGACAACTTTAATTTCTCAAATGACAAGTTCAAATAATTTTATTACTAGGGCTAATTATGAAATGGCAGTAAAGGCAAATGAAAGTTTACTAGCGGCGGCTGCCCTTTCTGCAGAAGTTGGTTTAACATCGACAAACTTTTTAGCACAACTTTCTGGGGTAGCGCAATTTGGTACTGCGACAGAGCAAGCAAGTATTTATAGTGGTGGTGCTTTATTACAAGGGTTTAATACACAACAATTTATGGCACAACTTCAGTCGCAACAATATAATGAAGCAACCCAAAGTCTATTTTCAAGTATAGCTCAAACAATGGAAGGTTTAGGAGATAATCAATTATTACGTGCTGAATATATGAAACAGATTCAAGCAGCCTTCGGTCTTTCAAGAGATGATATACTTCAAATTACTATGGGCGGAGATAAATTAGGTGAATTGTCAAATACAATCGCCAATAAGCTTGCTAGTTCAGAAAAGAGTATGGTTGATGAGTTAAAAGGCTTAAACGTTAGCATGTCAGAGAGATTTGAAAACTGGTGGCTTAATACTAGATTTTCAGAGACATTTAGTAAGGTTTCACAAGACATTGGAATGTATGGTATGGGAGCAAAATTAGACTCTATACGATTAATTCTACTAGGTATGTATAGTCTATCAGCAAAAGAGGCTGGTGTAGGTATGTTAGACCCGTTAAAAGGTTTATTTATTAAATCACCAACACAGGCAATGGCTACTACAGCAAATGCTGCCAATTTTGGTGGACTAACATCATTTGGAAAGTTTGCTAGTGTTGCTAGTGGCGCTGCATTAGGTGCGGCTACTAATATATACGGACATAATTTAATTGCCCAAGATAAGAGTCAAGTTGGTGGTTGGTTAGCAAATACACTAGGCGGCACTGCTGGTGGCGCATTAATGGGAGCACCTTTTGGTTTAGTTGGGGCAGGTGTTGGAGCTGGTATTGGGTTAACTACAGGTATAATAAACTCAATTATAGCAGAAAGTAGTAGACAGTCTGCGCTAGATGCTTATGAAAAAAATATGCGCGAAAGACGAAGACAAGAAAGACTTGCTGAGGATAGGGCGGTA